GTTCTTTATGTAAATCATAATAAAACTTCTTGTTTTTTAAAGACAAGAATAATTCTAATGACTTAATAAGAGATTTAATTAGACTTAGCACGCGATCTTTTGTTACATGAGAAAACTTCTTTTTCTTCTCCACTTTCAGAAACTTCTTTAACTGAGCCTTGAACAGACTTAGCGCAATCAATCGCCCAGTCAAGGGCACCATTTAATTGATTACTGTAACAATGATGATACTGACCTTTTTGGTTGTATACCCTATATGAAACACAATTCATTTATTTATGAGGTTGGAATTCTAATGCTATTTTACCTACGTCTTTTTTGTCATCTGACAGGAATCCGTGTATTAAAACACGATCAACCAAGAAGTCAACACTTTTTTCATCAAAAAGATATTTTTTATCATCAAAGAATAATTCTCTTATTATTGTTCTTGGACCTTTCCTGACAAAGCCCATCTCTGATTTTTTGCCCATCAGATGCTCTGTGGTTTTATTAGTGCCTACCACTTTAAATACTACACTCATACGATTTCTTTTACACCAAACTAATGTTTTTTCTTTGTCTTCTAGGAATATAACTCGTTTTTGAAATATTTCAATCCATTTTTTAAATGGCTCTACATTGTGTATACGCGCTATTTCACCCCTAGTATAGTTTTTATTGTATTTTTTTTGTAATGAATCAAGTAATTGATAGGCTCCTAACCCAAACTTTTTACTAGAGAAGCCAGATTTGTTACTCATAGCGAAAGCAAAATGTAAATGTATATTTATTTCTTCTACAGATACAAAGTAATAGGCTATTGGCCCCTCAACCTCTTTTAAGGAGTAGATGCTACAATCACAAAGATCTGTAAAAGCCCTTTTTATTTTTTTATTTCTTAACTTGGGGGATTTAAGACTGCAAAAACTATAAGGTTTCGACCTGATGCAATAATCAAAAAAATCTGGCCAAACCAAACCACAGTCTTTTATCTGTGTAATTTTCACTTCTTTATAATATTATATTGTAATAAAGTGTAAAGTAAAATATGGCGGGAGAAGGCAAAAATAAGGTGGCACAGAGTCTTTTAGACTTACAACCAACAGCTATATTAGAATTTTTTATATTTATCCCAGATGCGATAAATGACCCAACTACTGATTTCGCTTTTCACGGGGGCACTATTTATGATAAAGCGTTAACTTGGCAAGGTAGAAAATATGAGCCTATTGCCGTAGAAACTGATGGATTTGACTTATTAGCTGACGGACAATTAGCTAGACCTAAAATAAAAGTAACAAATCATAACAATGTTGTTACTAATTTGCTACAAAATCATAAAGATTTCATCAATGGTAAATTAATTAGGAAAAGAGTATCTGTAAAATTTTTAGATGATGTCAATTTCGACGGTGGGAATCCTTTTGGTGTGGCAGATCCTACTGCTGAACTTACTTCTCAAGTTTGGATAGTAGGCCGAAAAACACAAGAATCTAAGTTATTTGTAGAGTTTGAATTGAACTCTCCTTTGGATTTAGAAAATTTTACGGTAAACAGTAGAGGTGTAGTAGCAAAGTTTTGTTATTGGCAATACAGAGGCGAGGGTTGTAGGTATGAGGGTTTCCCCATCGAAAAAGAAGATGGATCTAATTTCCAAAATGTAGATGGTGACGCTATAGTTCCGAGCGTTAGGTCAAGTTATACTAGCCCCCTCTCTCCAGTAAATTTTTACAATGATCCAGATGCAGAGTGGTCATCAACTAGATCATATGTGGCAGGTGATATAGTTTACGTCATAAGTCCAACTATTGCAGTTGCAGATCAATATGGTTCAAATCCCAAAAATTTAAAAACCGTATATGTATGCGCGAGTGGTAATTCTGGTCAATCGCCCGAAGGAAATCCTAGTTTTTGGCAAAAAGATGGATGCACTAAAAAATTTGCAGCTTGTCAAAAAAGGTTCAATGAATTTAATGAATTATCTTTTATTAGAGGGCAAAACTTTGTCTCAGGATTTAGCGGCGTAAAATTTTCAGGAGCTGCAAGCAGTGATGATTATGTTGGCCCAATAAACTCAGGATTATTTCATACTACGGAGCCAAAGATAACTGGAGCCATGACTGGCGACTTTACTATAATAGGTTGGGCTAGTATGACTCAAAATAGTCCCCTTGGAGCTGGTTTATTTAGCACCACAAAACGAGATGGCGATTCTTGGCCAGCATCTAAATACATAAATATTTTAGGTGGAACTAGTGATCCAAATGATAGAGAAATAAATCTCTATTTTCAAGGCACAAAGATGCATAGAACTCAGCAGGGAGTTCGATTTATTAATTCAAACGGAACTTTAGGAGGGTATGTAAACACATATAATACAGATAAAATTGCAACCATGCAGGGTGCCGCAGGTAGCAATAATGAATGGAATAGATATGTTATATCGCACACAACTGGAACAGATCAAGTAAGAGATGAAGTAGAAGCCACACCCTCTGTGCCAGCAGACCAAGCCGCCAGAAATAAATCTAGCAGTTTATCACTAAAAGTTAATCTGAATGGCTCAGATTTAATAAATGTTGTCAGTCATGATTTAGAAAATGGTAACTTTGCTAGATTAGACAAGGCAGACAATAGACCTTTGAGTGCAGGTAGAACTTTATTAGCACGTAGCCAACCAGCTGGATTCACTGATAGCAGAGCTTTACCTGAAACATTTAGGTTAGGAGCAGTAGAGCAATACTTTGGTATCAGTGGTTATGAAACGGGAGCCGATGGTTACATTTCAACAATGAATGGTTGCATCGGCCCTTGGGCTATTTGGAGCAGAACTTTATCTGACACTGAAATAGACTATTTATATAAAACAATTAGGACGCCTAATCAAGTTTTGGTTTCAAACAATTTTGATAAAGCACCACGAAATTATTACGAATGCACTGGACGATATTCAGCTATAACTGGGGATGGTTTAGTAGCGTGGTGGGACGGCTCGACTGGTGATTCCAGCATAAATAATGGTTTACTAGATATTCATGGATTAGCTACTGGAACAGCTGGTTTCGGACTACACTTAACTGGTAGTGGACAGTTCTCTGGTTTTTCAGAAAGTTACAAAGAAGCCCCTACCACATTAGTGAAAAACTTTACACCTAAATACCCTAGATTTGGTGGATTTCCAGGAACTGATGGATTTAGCTATGGAAGAGACACCAATATTTATTAATGGCGAAAGATCTGCATTGCAGAAAATAAAAGAAATCGCTCATAAAAATTTCACTAAAGAAATTTGTGGATTCTTGGGCTTCGACAAGAAGCAGGACAAGTATGTTGTCAAGCTAGAGCGTAACATATCAGAAGACCCAGCTAATTACTTCATGATTAATCCTTTAAGTTACTTAATATTTAAAGAGGATTATGAAATGATAGCTGTATTTCATAGCCATATATTAGGAGACGAGCAAGAGTCTGAGTTTGATGTTAAGATGGCTAATACCTGCTGCCAGCATTTTTTGATATACAGCCTTAACACAAAAAAAATAAATATTTATACGCCTAAATCAGTGGAAGCAGATGTAAATATAGTGGAAAGGATTAAGGCTGCGATATGACGATTGTAAATCTACACGGAATTTTAGGACAAGAATATGGTAAGACATTTAAATTAAATTTAAATAATCCTAGACATGTCTTAGAGGCTATTGATTGCAATAGGACTGGATTTTTAAGAAGAGTGATAGATTTATATAAAGAGGGTTTAGGATACGAGATAATAGTGGACAGAAAAAAATTATCACAACCCTCTGATGTAGACAACATACGAGACGCTCGAACTATTGATTTAGTCCCAATTATAACTGGTTCTACTGGACTTGAAGCTTTTGTTTTAGCTGGATTAAAAAAGGCTTTCTTCGCCATAGTATTTGCCACGATTCAATATGCGTTGACACCTAAACCAGATGTAGATTCTTTAGAAATAGAAGCTGACGCTAATAAATCTTCACTTGTTTTTAGTAATAGAGTCAACATAGCAAGTCAGGGATCACCAGTGCCTGTGGGTTATGGTCGCTTAAAAGTAGGGACACAAGTTATACAAGCCACTATAAAATCTTATCCTCAATACAGTGATCCTAACTATGTCTTAACTGATGGTAGAGATGTAAGTGATTTAGCTGTTCAAACTAATGTAAGAGAGGGTAGCAACATATTTTTAAATCCAACTAATTTTGTTCCATCATGAGCCATATACTAAAAAAGATAAGCGTGGCTGGCGCTGGAAAGGGCGGGAACCAACCTAAACCACCTATTTATAAACCACCAGAACTTGGAGAACTTCAATATGGAGCTTCTCACAGTTTCTCTGAAGTTGTAGATTTAATAAGTGATGGTCCAATTGAAGGTTTAGTAGATAAAGATGGTCACATCTTGCAAGGTCTACGAATTTTACAAGGCATATATTTAGATGATACTCCAGTAGCTGTTTCAAATAGACCTGCAAGTGATGTTCAAATAACTCAACGAGAGATTGATGCCGCTAATCTTTTAAATGCTGTATTAGAGGGTAGTATTTCTGCAACAAATAGAGGATCTACGAACTTACGTAGGTTTTTTAAAGAACTTTCTGTTGCTGATCAAAGGTCAAATAGTGCCAAAGTAACTAGTTTACTTGGTGGTCGTGAAGAGGACGCTAGAGAGGATGTGGTATGGCCTAACTGCCCCATGTATTTCAGAATACGACAGAAGGATGTAGAGTTTTTAGAGCACAATGGTGATATTAGTGCTATTAGTGATGAATTCGGCGCTCTTGACCCTCTCTCTTTCAGAGCGTTTATAAGAAACTTAGAGGATTCAAAAACATTTGAGTTCTTCCAAGATGGAACAAAAGTCACTGGTTTAAGTGCAACTAATGCAGAGACTATCAGCACAGGATCCCCTAGAAGTATATTTTACTTAGATCAAGCAACTACAGCTGCCGCTAGAGTCATGATATCATTATATAGCGGTGAGACCTATGCAGCAAATATCGAAGGCACATCTGCCCAAGGCAGAACTTTTACGCAGGGTGAGAACCAAGATTTTTTTCCTGATTCAATAACTGAGATACAAGATTTCATACAAACAGAGCTAGATGAAATATTAGAGTTGTTTAGTAACAACAATAGTGATGATGGCAATAACATACAAAAACGAATAGCTCTAAATGCCTTAAGTAATTTAGGTTGGAATGAAAACAGTGGAGCAATAGATTCAACTTTACTACAAAACAAATTAATTGAGGGCGAGTCAGATGTGGTCAATCCTTGTATGGTTGTTGTTGTAAAAGTTGATGAGATTAATAGCGATTTAAATTTAGACATCTCAGCAGGAACTACCGAAGACGGTGACACTATAATACAACCAATGATAACTAGGCCATTCGGCACTACTAGAGATTATGGCATTCAAACACAATTAGAAGAATTAGGAGTTAAATATATTGATGTCACTTGTCCCACTATAAGTAGAGATGGTGTTTTACAAGGGGAAATGAAGGGATTTGTAATACTTAAAATACCTTTTAAGGTCGCTCAAAATGTTCTTACTCTTGAGAATTTCTTACAACAACAATTTAATAGAGTTAGCCATTCTGATTTTAGCATGGCAGCGATTGAGAGTAGGACCGAACTAAATTTATACCTCAACGACATCATATCGAAAGGTATGACATACTTTGTTGATTCTAGAATACTAAATATTATATCGGATATTGAGTCATTTAAGTATTCAAAAACATTAATACCACGCACCTTATCAGATAATTATTCAACCTCTGATTTAAAATTTAATTATTCTAATGTTTTAGCCGAATTTAGAAAAGGCACTGAATATCAAGAGCCTTTAAGTTATTTTAATAATGTTTTCATTGATCATGTTTATGGAAGGCAATTATTTGGGCCATTCTTGGCTGATAAAATAGCTGAAGGAGACCTTGGTAAACCAGAGAGAGATGTAACTGGGCCAGACAATGCTCAAAAATTCGCCCCTCAAAGGATAACCATGAATAGAGAGCTGCTTACTAGAGATAATGTTCTAGAAAAAAATGCTCAAGGTTATAACTTAGCAGTTACTGAGGATGGCTTACCTATAGATGAGGGTAGTGATGATAAAAGAACTAACGCTAGAAGGCAATTTGTTGGTTACTCTGAATGGGCCAACAGATCTTTAACTAATTGGAATGAAGATGCAGTGCCAGTTTTGCATACTGTATATAATCCTAATGTAACAAAAGCGTTCATAACATTAAATGTTACCGCTCTGAGTGACACTCTTTTATTTAAAGTTAATCCTGATGAAGCAGAAACCGATTTAGATACTGCGTCTAAATTTCCTGCGGTGCTAAATATAAAAGTAGAAACAGGTAGTTTAGGATTAACAACAGACGGCAAAGAGGGTGTAGAGACACCTTTTAAAACTTATATATATAGAATTGTAGCATTGATCGAAGGACAAACAGTTATAGATATTGGTAATCCTGATTATAGAGGTAACAATTTTGCAGGAGAGAGCCGAGAAATAGTTGTTAACTTAGCAGGAGGAGACGAGAATTTAAATGCAGGTTTTGAATTGCCCCCTACAGTCACCACTAAACAGCAAATATTAAGCGCAGATGGAGAAACAGGCATAGAGGCTGGCACCATAGACTCTGATAGCACTGAAAAAAGATATGTTAAAGTTACAAAATTATCTTTTGAAACAAATTCTGTTTTACTTAATAAATCTGTGAGTCTGGACAAAGTAACAGAAATAATACCGACTCCACTTCCATACCCATTCTCTGCCATAATAGGAACTAAATTAGATTCTAAATCTTTTTCTGCTATACCTAGAAGAACATTTGATTGTAAATTAAAGAAAGTAAAAATACCCAGTAATTATACACCAGTAAGAATTGATGGCATAGATAAAAGATACTATAACAATCAAGAATTATTTGATGCAACACCAAGAGAAAATAAATTAGTTTATGAAGGTGACTGGGATGGAACATTTAAAGATGGATTACATTGGACTGATAATCCAGCTTGGATACTTTATGATTTACTAACAAATTATAGATATGGTATGGGGTCTCATATTGATATTAGCACCATCAATATTTGGGAGCTTTATAAGATTGGAAGATTTTGTGACGCCGTAGATGATCAAGGCTTTTTCCTTGGAGTCACAGATGGTAGAGGCGGTAAAGAACCAAGGTTCTCTTGCAATATAGTTTTCGATCAAGGGCAAAAAATATTTGACGCTATAAATACAGTAGCAGGACTATTTAGAGGTAGGGTATTCTTTAGCGACTCAAATATAAATTTCTCTGATGATAGACCTAAGAATCCGACCAACTTATTTACGAACGAGAACGTAAAAGATGGTTTATTTTTCTATTCTAATAACAGGAGAGATGAGCAGTTCAACACTATAGAGGTTGCTTACAATGATAGGTTTGATAATTTTGTTCCTAAAATAGAGGTTGTAGAGGACGAGGATAATATAAAAGAGAAAGGTATTTTTAAGAAGAGAATAGAGGGGGTCGGTATAACTTCAAGAGCTATGGCTCGTAGAGTAGCGCAGCATCAAATATTCTCTAAAATAAAAGAAAACCAACAAGTCGCATTTACAGCAGGACTAGAAAGCCTGTTATGTAAACCTGGAGATTTAATCTTAGTGGAGGATGAATTAAAAACCAATAAATCTAACTTTGGTAAAGTTTTAGATGTAGATACTGTTAATCAAACAGTTAGAGTAACTAATACTTTTGTTGATGCCACTATGAATGGTGTCTTAACAGTCATGAATCCGACTGGTGATGATTCACCAAGAGATATACAAACTGGTTTCGCTGGTTTAAATAGACAGCGTTATACTGAAATAAAAATAACTGGATCTGATGTTTCGGTCCCTTGGAGCAGATACACTGGTGTATATAATTTTTCAGGATATAAAGATGGCTACTTTGAAGCTTCTGGCCAAGGACCAGCTGTAACAGATACAAGATATCAAAACTACGCATTGTATACAGGATTGCCTGAAAGTGGCACTGTTTTATATTTTGAAACAGGTGTCACTGGTTGGGTATTTGCTTCTGGAACTGGAGAAAACAATAAAAGCGCTTTTGATTTAGCATCTGGAGATTTCATATCAGAACTAACTGGAGATCAAACTTTAGCCGCAGTTGGAACAGGTAAAATAGTAGAGCTTGATTTAACCCAAGCTGATAAACGTAGCACAAATGCCGCTAAACAGTATGGATTTAGTGGATTTGACCCATTAGGTTACATAGGTCAAACCCGTGGTGTATTTATATCAGAATTAGATAATACAAACGCAGAGCAGTTGACTAAGTTAACTATCACAGGAGACATTCTAAGCGGACCTGTAGAAATGGAATCAAAAGGATTCAATCACTATGGTAGTGTTTTGTCTGGTTTTGATAGGCCAGAAATTTTACAATTTATTAAGTTAGGTAGTGTCGCGAAAGTTGACATAAAAGATGCAGATCCTTTCATATATAAAGTGATCTCGATGCAAGAAGAAAACTTAAATGAATATTTAGTGACAGCCACAAAGTTCGATACTGGTAAGTATGAACTTATTGAAGATAATATAAGCATCGAAAGACTAGCTAATACATTTAGCTATCAAGGATCACAAACAATAGGAGGTATAACATATGAGACATTACCTGCACCTTCTCTATATACTGTTTTGTCAGGTGTGCCTGACATTACAAATAAAACATTTTCTATAACTGGTGGATGGAGTGCCGTGACAAATGCTACTGGTTATAATGTAAGATTAAAACAACCGAATGGAACTACAATATCAATAACTGAACCCGACACTAGCACTGGATTACAATTTAACGGATTAAACCAAGTCGGTCCATTTAGATATAGTGTAAATGCTTTGGGGGACAAGGTGGACACAAATCCAAGATTTTTCGATTCTCAATATGACACATCAGGAGTTTTTGTTCTTTACGAAGACTTACTGACATTTAGCAAATCATTCATAGACTCTATACAAATATTATAATGAGCCAACCATCAGGGAAATACGAAATTTTAAGAGTAAGCAAGGACGAAGGTGCTATCATCTATGGTTCTGGTGCTTATTTTTACGCTACTGGCGCAACTGGTGTTGGAGGAGTTCATAGGAGCGCTGCTACCTCTAATAATTGGAATAATGTAAGATTCCTGCATGTAGCATCAAAAGTAGATAACTTGCCTACATCTTTGGTGCCAGCATCGCAAGAATTTGTAGCCTCTACAGGAACTATTCTAGGTGGCTCGACACCAATAGGTGATATTCGTGGTGAAGGCACGGGTTTTATCGGAGTCGGTGATAACACGACTCTAATACAAAAAAATACTGTATATAGTGGTGCTTTATACGCAATTTATGAAGGCGCTGGAGCCACAAGGTTGACAGGTAAAATAGGTATCGGAACTACTTCAGCTGACATCGCTACAAGTGGTTACTACGAGGGAACATTTAAAACAAAAGATATTCATGAATTTGAGACTGTTTTTCTCGCAAATACTGGAGACCTAACAAAATTCACCACTGGTAGTGGTGTTTACCGAAACGAAACTTATTCATCTACACGGCAAATAACAAATAGAGATGGAAAAGTATTAAGATCATCAGCAGAGATAGCTGCTGATCCATTTATTAGCGGACAAAGAATAAGTATACTAAATAGAGATGGTAGTGTTGCTTTTTCTAATTATAAAGATAACTATCTCTCTACATTATTTTCTTTTAATAGATCAGATAATGAAGATGTTTTTGGTATTCATGAGAGAAATTTTGGAGTAAGGACAGAGGTTGTCGATCAGGGTGGTGCAGTTCATACCACTGATTTCTTTGCTTTCGCTAATTCTCTTAGTTTGGAGGCAATTGTAACTCAAGCATCTGGGGTTTCTAGAAGAGACGAGTCAACTGGCAACATATCTATAAACACTGGCAGCATAACCAATGCTTCAGACAGAGAGGAGGCTATAAAAGGATTTAGTAACCAGATAATTAATAATTCGGGTGTTACTGGTTTTATTAGTTTTGATTTCTTCTTTGATCAATCAGCTAGTTTTACTAACTATGATACCATAAGTGTTTACGTGTCTAATACAGGCACTGGTTTTAATTTAAGTCGAAGTAATTTTTTAGGAGATTATGAATTAACTCAAACTCAGGGTCACAGACTAGAACTTTTCCCAAATGATTTTGGCGGTTTCCAAGAAGGTAATTTAGATTTAAATCAAGATCTATTTTTTAAATTTAAAACTCGTAGTAATGTAGCTGCTGGTAATGAAGTATTCTCTATTGGTCCTTACAGGTTAGATGCCGCACCACAAGGCAAAGAGGTTTTCTTAGGAAACGCTGGTGAGCAAAGTTTATTTGGAGATCTCGCTCTCAGAGATAGCGGTATATCTGGCACTGGTCAGGCTATAGTTGAGCTAAATCAAAAACCAAATGGTGCTGGTGGAGGAGTTGGCACTATTAGCATTTATGATGACACAGGAGACTCTTCTATTAAATTCAGTAGTGATACTGGAGTAGATAGTTTTGTCAGCGGCAATATAGGAATAGGAACCACAGTTGTTCCTGCCGACACGACATTTAGTGTTGTCGGGATAGGATCTACTAAACCAAGTTTTACAGTAAGAGCTGGAGTTGGCACAACGGCAGGTTTTGTTGGGATTGGTTCTACTAATCCACAGTTTAATCTTGATGCATCTGATATACCTAAAGCAAATATCGCAGCAGCAAGAAGTAAAATTAATTCAACTGGATCAGCCATCATGGGTGGCGCAGATCATCAGATAAGTGGTGATTTTAATATGATAGCAGGTGGTGCTTTCAATAACGTCTCTGGTAACAACTTTTCATTTATTGGTGGTGGATCTGGTATTGATATCACGGGTAGTGAATTTTCTACGAGTGTAGGTGGATTTAATAATGATATATTTTTAGGATCTGGTCACTTTATTGGTGGTGGCCATAATAATATGATTAGTGGTGTAGATGACGTATCTGTCATTGCTGGAGGTAAAGAAAATAAAATATTTGGTGGAAACAAAAACTTTGTAGGTGCAGGTGCTACTAATGTTATAACAGGAAATTCTAATGATGGCATCATAATTGGTGGAACTAATAATAAGATAAATTCATGTGATGCATCTACGATAGGAGGTGGTTTACAAAATACAATTGATAATTCTAATGTCGCTTTTTGTGTAGGAGGAACTCATACTATTGGTCCGAACGCTGGCTTCTCAGCAATCTTAGGTGGTGGTGGTAATATAATGGGGTCTGGCGCTTTTAATTCTGTAATCCTTGGTGGGGTTTTCAATGTCAATAGTGGTCAATATAGTATGGCTGGCGGCCAAAAAGCTCTGATACCTTCAGGTTTTGTAGGAGCTACTGTTCTAGCTGATGGACAAGGGCGCGATCATATTTCAAGTGGTAGCCATACTGCTACTTTTGATTTTGCAAGCGGAGTTTTTGTGCCGACCACAGGCTTCTTTAACGGTTTGCATGTAAGTGGTGTGCCAGTATCAACAGGTTCCTCCGCTGAAGCGGATACATTACAAACAGTTACAGATCGCGGTAACAGCACAAGCACTTCTATTTTATCCACAGGACCGCACATCTCTGGTGTGACAGGACTGTTTAGCAATAATGTAGGTATAGGAACATCGAATCCTCCAGCAGACTTAACAATTAAAGGCAGCAATGCCACCAACTTAAAAATCGAGACACCCAGTCTTATGGGCGCTGGATACATTGATACTTTGATGGGAAACACTCCCAAGCTTAGAATGTATCAGAGTAGCAGTAATCGGCTTGAAATCAATCCAGGTGATGGGAATATTAATAGATTTAATAGTTCCAACTCTGCTATAGACCTCAGTTTTGCTACAAACGGCGGCAATGTTGGTATAGGGACAGCTAGTCCAACTAAAACACTTCAAGTTGCAGGAGGTATATCTGGTGAGGATATAATCTTAGATGCAGGTAACAGCTCTGACATGGCGATTCAATTCGCTGGATCAAGCAACGGAATATATTGCGACCCTGTGACGCAGATGAGATTCGCAGTTGATAGTGCATCCTCTGCGATGGTGCTATCTTCTAACAATATTCAGTTCGGTGCTGGTGGTAACTCAAAACTTACTTGGTCAACTAATAATTATTTAGAATTTAATGGTGGCGGCACTAAAGCCAGATTAAATTCTGCTGGTCTAGGTATAGGCACA